GTTAAACATAATAAATATGGTTTGTATAAAGCGTGTTTAGAATTAGATGTTATTAATGAAATTCCTCGTTGGTCAGAAAGTGATCCAGAAAACATGGAAGATCAATTGAATCGATTTAATTCAGTTTTAAAAGAATTAGCTAATTATGGAAAAGAGCATTTTAATAATGTTCGAAAATATTTTTTGGAGTATTGTAATGAATTAGGTAAAACTTATAGTATTAAAGGTAGTCGTTTATTTAGTTATGAATATGCTTTTAATCTTAATTATCCTAATTTTGGTATTTGGTCTAAACATTTAGATGATCTTAATTCTGATGCGTATGTTAATTTTGAATTATTGCATTTGAGTGGACCGGAGTGTAATCTCGGTAATCTAGACATATATACTAGTAATAATTCTTGTACGGATATTGCTAATGAATATTATAGTACACAAATTATTTGTCAAATGGATCAAGATATTGTCGAACATCGACAAATGGAAGAGAGTAAAGAGAGACATATTGTTGTTGAGAAAATAACAACTTTTGAAGATCAGGATGCTTATCTTAAAAAAGATATTATACCGCATGAATATGGTGTTTTTAATGCTACAATTCCTGTTGATTTAAGTTCTTTTTTGGAACGGCCATATATAGTTAATTCTACTTCTTGGTCTGCTTCGGCAGCTCAATATAGTATATTGTATTCTATTGTACCATGGCATTTATTATTGAATAATGCTGTTTTAAACAGTAAAATATTGCAAATACAATTATTTAAGGCGGATATTGAAGTTAGTATTCGTATTAATACAACTAAACTTCATTATGGACGTTTAATGTATGGAGTGTATCCAGGAACTGATATTTTACCTGCAGTTTATAAGCATTGGGGTTCAGTGTCGTCTTTTGAATGGTATCAAATAGATGCAAATGGTCCTCAAACTTTATCTTTTATAATACCTTATCGTAATATACAGGATATGACAGTTTTATGTCAAACACCTACGAATTCATGGGCATGTCAACCAGGTGTAACGGCTTGGATTGCTGTGCCATTATCATCAGCAATTGGTGTAGCCTCAACAATTAATGTAGATACTTATTGTAGATTTGTTAATTCTAAGGCTTTTGGCTATGTTAATCGAGCTGTTGCCCAAATGGATAATGAACAAGTTGAGAAGAATAAAAAAGGTTTTGTTGTTAGTGATTATGTTCGTGCATTTGGAGATTTTGTATCATTTTGGGACTTTGTTCCAGTTATTGGATCTTTTGTTAAACCTGTGTCTCAAGCAGTTATGGGAAC